GAGACCTTCGCGAGCGCCTTGCCGAACTGCACCACGAACTCGCGCGGCGTGGCGTTGGGATCGCCCTCAGCTACGGGACCCAAAAACCATTCGATGGTCTCGCGCTTGACGGCGAGCGCCTTGGCCAGCGTGTCGGGACCCACCCCGTGGCAATCGGCAAGATGCTCGAACAGCAGGCGGTTGGCGAAGTACACCAGATGATCTGGCTGCGCGGCGGTCACGGGCGGCGTTGGCGCTCGTCGAGCTGGCGCCTCCCCGCGCGCCCTCGGTGCTTTGCCGGCCTTGCGCATCCAGATGCGGTACGTCGCGTTCCAGTCCATCTTCGTGGCAGCAGCACCGGCCTTGGCGGTCCAATAGTCGCGGAAGTTGTCGAGTTCGGCGGCGAGATTGAAGCCGGGGAACTCGCGGGATAGTTTCAGCGTGTCGGTGGGATCTGGCTGCCAGCCTTCGGGTAAGCGAGTGCCTTTGCTCATGATGGTTGGCACGCAAGGGCCGTATCCGCAATCTGATTGACCTTGTACATGCGCTCGTCGCCGTCCTCATCGTCCCCGATGAACTGCTCGGAGAAGTCGGCTATCTCCCGCAGCGCCGCCTCAAGCTCGCGGATGCGGGCCTCATAGCGACAAATCGTGCATGTCACGTCGCTGTACTGAAAGCCATTATAGTAGCCAGGGAAATGCGGGCAGGGTTTGCAAACGGTCACTTCGCTTCTCCATCGGATTGTGTTCGAGTGTTCCATCGCGTCTCGGCTTCCTCTTGTGTGCGCCCCTTCACAAGCAAGATAGGTCCGTGATGTTCGTAGGCGCACCAGTGACGAACGCGCCACGATAGGATGTTCCATTGCATTCCTGTCCAATGCTTGGAATCCGGCTCGCTGACTGTCTCGCCCGCGCCGCAGAAAGGACACAGCTTGGTGTTCATCGCTTGCCCTCAGTATTACCGCTGGCGAGGGCGGCGCGGGCTTTCATATCAGCGGGCAGCAGCTTGGCTGCAGTACTATCCGCCGCGCCTACCGCAGCCCAGTCTTTGGCGTGCCAATACTCAAGCACGCACGCCTCAAGCTCGCGGATGCGCGCATGAGCGCAGATAGAACACCGATCAAAGTCGGCATCCTGAGCATTTGTATGTATTTTGCAGTCGCTAGCCATCTGCCCCTCCATGCGTTACAGGCAGCGACGCGCGCGCCATCCACGCATCGTGGGCCACGTCCTTGTAACCCTCAAGCCACCAGACAGGAGGTTTGGCGGGATCAATGCCGCGACGTGTCTTGTCCCACATCTTTTGCTGATGCAGCGCCCAGTAGATCGCGAAATAGCCTTCTTCGTTGCTCACCGCATCTCCTTACTCCGGGCAAATTCAAACCCCTTTCCGGTTCCGGCAGCTACCGGTGGGCCGTACTGAGGTCCCCTGCGGAGGTCTTTCCGCCCCTGACCGCTACAGTCAGGATTCCATTTACCACCGGGATGCAATTGGGACAGCAGCGCCCGGAATAGCCTGTTGTGTGCGACTGGACGGCTTCTGCCCGACATACTTTCGCGGCACTGGCGGCATTTCGCAGATTTTGGAGGGGATTGTTGACTTGAGCTCGATAGGCCGTAGAATCGGTCCTGATCGGTGGCGGAATCACCAATCACCCGCCTCGTAAGCGGATGCGACGCCCGTTCCTTCATCGGTTCGGGCGTTCTCATTTCTACTCCCGTCAGACGCATCTGACAAGCCCCTCGCGATTTCCTACGGGGCTGTAGACGCGACCAATGTGCCGCGAGAGCGGCAGTGGGATCTTTGCGATCATGGCGCTCGCCATCTTGCGCTTCGGGCTTCGCGAATTTACAACGGCGTGAGAGCTCGCGTTCACCCCGCCGGAAAACCAATCGCCGCCGCATTTCAGATCGTCGCCCCGAGAGTGCGACACGTTGTTAATGGCTGAATCCCGAAAGCATCGCCTTGGACCTTCCGCATATCCCGGCGTACCGTACTTGCTCCAGTCCAAACCGCCGACCTTCACGCCCCGCTTCATCGTCATTGGCATCAACGCCGGCACATCGCCCCAGAAGTGAAACGATCCATAGTTCCACCTGCTGCGGCCGACCCAGGGCTGCGCCCCTCGAACATTCTCGACCACAAGCGGGATGTGGTGACCGGCCACCTCAATCGCCTCGCGCTGTATCCGAAAGCAAGCGTCGAACAGCGCCGTGAGTTGCTTCACGTCGCGCACGCCGGTCCTATATTCGTGTGCGATCTGTTTCGCTCGTTTCCACGGCATCGCCATATAGCTGTATTCTTGGCAGGGCGGCGAGGCGACGATCAGGGACGCATTCTTGAACTGGCTACCGTGTAGCGTCAGCACGTCTTGAATCACTAGCTGCGCGGGATAGCGATGCTCGCCGTAGACGTGCTGCGTGATGTCGAAGCCCACCACTCGAAACCCTTCAGCTAATAACCCCTCGGTCCAACCTCCAAGGCCCGCAAAGAGGTCGATGGCTAGGGGCTTTTCGTCTTCTGATTGCCCACAGGGTTCGATATTCAATTTTGGGACTCTGAGTCACTGGCCTTAATTGATGCGACTGCCGACTGCGTAAGTTCAAGCGCTTTTAGAGCGGTGCGTGAAACTCTAATCGACCATAGATGCACCGAAATATCGGCTATGAGCAAGATCGCTATGACTGACCAAGCGGCGATGTTCAACACACTCATGCTGCATTCATCCGAGTAACTCCAAATTGTGCTGCACGCCCATCGACGGCGCCCACCGCGCGGCGCTCGCGTGTGCCTCAATCCGCTCCATCATAATCAGCGCCCGCATGGCCCTTGAGCGCGGCGCGTAGGGTCCGTTCCATGCTTGGTCGATCCCGACGTTGCGGGCGACGTTGCAACTGTCAGCGGAGGCTAGCGGGAGGTGGCTGAATATCACCGGGTCCAGCATCCGCAGTCCGTGGAGTTTCGTCAGCGGCCGGCCTTCCTCGTCGCAGCACGCACTCATAACCTCGGCAATTCGCTTCCACCAGTCCGGTGAGCCGGGATCGGCCCATTTGCCAGACGAACCCAAGGCTACACGCGGATAGGCGTCACAGAGGCGCTCCAGGCGGTCCAGCGATTCGTGCATGTGATAGACCGGCACCGATAGAGAACCGCTCAGCGGCCAATCCGCGAGCAGTGCGTCATTGGCTTCCTCGTCGCCGTCGATCACATCAGGGATCACTGCCCATTCGACCGCGGGGTGCTTGAGCCATTGCTCGGCCCAAATCGCATAGCCCTCAAAGTCATGCCTCTTGCCAGACTTCCATGCTGAGAACGCACCGTTATCGAGAACCACGGACTGACACACTTCGGCGGCATTCTCAATCTGGTCGGGATGCTCAAACGACACCATGCCGTGACGTCGCGCGAATGCGCGCACCATGTCGGCGGCAGGGGTCATCGGCAAACCGTGATAGTGGATCATGCGTAATAAGCCGTAATCTTGTTGATTTCGGATAGTGCTTCAAGCGCGGCTTTCGCAGCGGATCGGTGGCTGCGCTCAAACAATGCCTTGCGGCTCAGTTCGTGGATGCGCTTGAACAACGCCTTATCCTCGTTGTGATATTGCAGCATTTTGCCAATAGTTTCGTCAGCGCCCATCACTTCGCCCCCAGCAGCTCGTTGATCGACAGCCCCGTGTGCTTCGAGATCGCCACCAGCGCGTCACGGGAGGGCCAGGCGCGCCCGTGCAGCCATTTCCACACCGCAGGCTGGCTCACCCCGATCAGGCGCGCGAAGGCCGCTTGGCTGATCTGGTGCGTTTCTAGGTAGCGTTCGAGTTTGCGCATTACTTCTGGTTTGGATTGGGAGGTGAGGACACTTCTCGCTTTGCTTCCTGAACGACGGCACGGAGGATTTCGGTAACTTGGCGCGCGCGCACATCATCACCACACCTGGTGCAAATCCAGTAATACGAATATTTGTGCCCAAGGACCTTGCATAGCGTTGGCGTCATGGCTTGATTATGCCCCATAGAGAACGCGAATACAATAACCACGGGGTATTGACAGGCGATAACCGCGTGTTATATTGGCGCCATGAACACCTACACCAAATTCTGCAAAGACTGCGCGCACATTATCGCGCCACCCTCAGGCTATGAGCTTGGCGATTACGCGAAATGCGGTTACGGTTTCGCCATGCACCCGGTCACGGGAAGGATCGAACTGCCGACGCAGCGCCTGACTTACTGTATCGGCTTGCGCCAGTCGGCCGATGCCCAAAACTGCGGACCTGACGCGCGGTTTTTTGAGCCAAAGGAGGCCACATGATCTGCATACTGCCCCTCGCGTTTGGCGCATGCGCCCGCGTCGAATTCGAGCCGGACGGCGGTCCCGTTGCCCAGGTCGATATCTACAGCGACGAACACACCGCGCGGGCGGGTAAGCGCGGAGGGCTTTTGGGCGAGGATGTCTGGGAAGAACTAGCCGAGACGCAGCGGCACATGATCCTGCTGGCTGTAAGCCACTATGAAGGCCGCGTGCGCCGTGCCGAGCGCGACCTGCAGCGCTCCATCGTGCAAGCCGCGCGCAAGGGGGCGATATGAGCGAGGTTGTGCGGCTGATGCCGGCGCACAAGCGCATCCAGCACCTTGAGGCTCTGCTGCACGAGCAGCAATGCTATGTCATGGTGCTGACTCGGAGTGTTGAGTCGCTCGCGCAGATCCTGGATGTGGTCGCGGAGACGCCGATGGTGCCGCCGCATCACAAGGCGCATTTGCTGAGGATTTTGGCGCAGACGCGCGGCATGATCGCGAAATTCAAACCATCGGAGGACACATGATCGAGTTTCTGTCCACTTGGAGATCGATGGGCTGGCAGGCCGCGCTCCTGTTCCTGTTCACCTTTCTCGCGCTCGCATCCGCGCTCGGCGTCTGGCTGTGCACGAAGTTCGGGCGCGACGACTGGGGCCGGTACGTGCCGCCTGAGAATCTGGACGCCGCGCATCGAACGGGACGCTGGAGCGTCGGGCATGACGTGAAAAGACTATGAGCGACACCCAGCGCCTGCTGCAAGCCAGCATCGAGTTGATCCAAAAGGACCAGCACATCGACGAGCTCGCGACGCGCTTGGAGCGCTTGGAGGCGGACAACGCGCTCTTGCGCCTGCGCCTGCACGTCGAGGCGCTCCGGCGGCTGAAAGCCTCGCGCTCGCTGCCGGCGCTGGTCAGACCGCAAATTTAACGACACAGGAGATTTACTGCTATGAGCGCACAACTGAAGGAAGAATGGCCGATTGACGCGGGTCCGGAGCCTACCCCGGAGCGCACCGGGCAGATATCCGCCGCGCTCGCCAAAGCGCAAGCGGAAATGCAAAACCCCGCCTTCGACACCACAAATCCGCACTTCAAATCTCGCTTTGCGAGCTTGGCTGCGGTGCGCAATGCCACCGTGCCGGTGCTCGCAAAGCACGGCATTGCCATGTCGCAAAACCTCACCAGCGGCGATAACTCGGTCGCCTGCACCACGATCCTGATGCATGCTTCCGGCCAACGCCTCAGCTTTGGCCCCTTGGTGCTGCCGGTGGCCAAGGCCGATGCGCAAGGTTTCGGCAGCGCTGCGACCTACGCGCGCCGCTACTCGCTGATGGCCGTCTGCGGGGTGGTGGGCGATGATGACGATGACGGCAACGCTGCGGTGGTAGCCAAGCCGCAGCTCACGGTCGAGCCAATCTCGCCGGACGTCTGGACGGCATTGGCCGAGGCGGCGGCGCAAGGCGAAGCGGCGCTGCGCGACCAGTGGAAGCGCCTGTCCGAGAAAACGCGCGCCGCCATCATGGATGGGCACGGACAGCGCTGGGAGACACTAAAGGCTGTGGCCATCGGTAGCAAGCTCGCCGACAGCAAAAAGGATGCGCCATGAAATTCACCATCATCGACCACGAGCAGAGATCGCCTGCGTGGCTGCAAGCCAGGGCCGGCCGTCTGACGGGCTCGCGCGCCAAAGATGTGCTGTCAAGGATCAAGAGCGGCGAGGCGGCGGCACGGCGCGACTACCGGCTGCAGCTCGTCGCCGAGATCCTGACCGGCGCGCCGCAGGAGGATGTGTTCGTCAACGCCGCGATGCAGTGGGGTATCGACTGCGAGCCGATTGCCTTCGCGGCTTATGAAGCGGCAACGGGCGAGATGGTGCGGCGCACGGGCTTTATCTGCGCGGATGATCTGATGGTCGGTTGCTCGCTGGATGGCGACATCAGCGACTTCGCGGGGTTGCTCGAGGTGAAGTGCCCCAAGACTTCTACCCATTTGAGCTACTTGGAGGAAGATCGCATCCCCTCCACGCATCTGCCGCAGCTCACGCACAACCTCTGGGTCACAGAGGCGAAGTGGATCGACTTCGTGAGCTACGATCCGCGTTTGCCCAAGCAACTGCAATTGTTCGTCAAGCGCCTGATGGCGACAGACGTGGACATCGCCGCGTATGCCACCGAAGCGCACAACTTCTTGTGCGAAGTACAGGCGGACGTGGCGCGCATCCAAGGGCTCGCACGCAAGCGGCAGGCGGCGTGACTCCATGATCGAGACGCAGCGCTGGTTGATGGAGAATGGCCACGTGGTGATTGTATGACGCAGTACGAAAATACGAACCGTGGGGTCCTGTTCAAGAACGACGAGAAGCGCGATGACAAAGATCCGCTGTATCGCGGCCAGATCAACGTGGGCGGCAAAGAGTTTTGGCTGGAT